CACAAACGGGACAGAACGTGAATCGTTGATAGTCGCTGTATGATTCCCCTACCATGTCTCTGCACAAGAAACCCCCTTCATATTCAAGGAATCCAAAACCATACACGTGTCCGAATTCTTCGCAATCACTCATACCAACCCTACCCATCTGCAACTACTTCCCACACATCCCGACAAAACCCCAGGTTTCTCTTCAATTCGTAAACGACATCACTATCATTTATATCCCACCGAAACAGTCGATCCATCCCGACCATTTCTGGTAGCTTCATGTAGACTTTAGCACTGTGCAGTTTCACCAACAAGTAAATATATGGGGTCATTTCCACCCTCCCTTCAAGGATTCCCGATTGGTCTTGCAGACATTCAGTATGGACAGCCCCACTCTGCTGGTCGCTGGCACGCGGATTTCGGAATACTATGATACTCGGTTGGTCCCCCATCTTGAACTTCTTATAGCAGATAAGACAACGGTTTCCTAGCATCTCCCACAACGAACCCTCGGTTATCGAGAAGTCACAAAGTCGGAAGCTGATAAGTTCGCAGGTATCCGTCACAATAACCGTTTTCTTGCGGGCAATCTTAACCGTCTTCACTTCAATTGCCTTGCTCATTTCCACCCTCCCTTCAAGGATTCCCGATTGGTCTTGCAGACATTCTTTTGGCACTGCCTAATCGGCATCAGTCCCTCGGCACCGCCGCGGGTCCGGTCTGTTCTCGCAGCCGCTACTCATGGTTTCCACCCATTACACCAGAAGAAATAGGTTACATAGTCCTTTGCTTCCGGCCCCGCGTTGGGATGCCCACAATAACAGCAAGTCTTACCCTGCTTGATGTAGCGACAGCATGAACACGTTTGTCCAGGCTTGGGTGCATGCCCATTAACCGGGTTCGGACAAAATTCGAGAGTTGCGTTCATTTCCACCCTCCCTTCAAGGATTTCATCCCGAGATCAGCCACAACCACATCCCACTTCTTCGTAGTCACCTCATCCTCGACCAACTCAAAATTTTTGGTGTTTGGGAAGGGTAACGTGACCAATCTGAGATTCCGTTCAATTCTGTTGTTCGATTCGATGATAGATTGAAACGCTTTCGTCGTAGACTTCAAATTACCGGTGATGTACTTGATTGCCGTAATCTCCCCAACCCCCTTAACCCCTGGGACATCGTCAGAAATGCAGCCCGCTATTGCTTTGACCAACGGCCACTGACTGGGACCAATGCCACGGGGCTCGCTGAAGGATTCCTCAGTCACCGGCTTCTTTTTCTTGGGATTCCAAATAATGACGTGCGGTGCCAACAACTGGTACATGTCCTCATCCGTGCTGACAACCACGGCCTCATCCCCCTTCCGAAGGTTGTGACAGACCGAAGCCATGATATCATCCGCCTCATAATCATCCTGCCAGAAAAGGTTTCGGAATCCCATCGCAGGCAAGTACCGCGTTCTCATTCTGTAAAGCTGCCTAGCCACCGCTGAATGGGCCTCCTTCTGTTCCTCCGTCCTCACTTTCCGGTCTCCCTTGTAACCTTGGTAAATCTTTCGACGACACTCATGGCCCCGGTCGAAAGCGAACACCACATTCTTGGTCGAGTAAAGGTCGGTCAGGTCCAGCAGGTTCCGAAAAATACCGTAGGCGGCACCGGTGCCGGCCCCCTCGTAGCTCAGGTCGCCAAACGCATACATGGCGATGTAAGCGAGATTCGACACGTCCAGGACCAGCCAGCGTCGGCTCATTTTTCAATCTTTTCCAGTTTGACGACCGCGGCCTTCCTCGTCGCTTCCAATATCGGAAGATTTGCCTCCGTTGGAATGTAGATCACCTCCGAACTTCCGTCATGTAATCCCTGAATCCAAAGATACCGCAAATAGGACTCGTTGTCCTTCAAGGATTGGCCAATAATCTGATTGGCCTCAGCCACACCTTTGGCCCGTTCAACCTCAGCCTGTGCCAATAGGGAGGCAGACTCCATCTTTGCGTTTGCCTCCTCAATGGCAATCTTACGGGTCCACTCAGCCTCCTTGAGCTGTGCCTGACCAGACAGAGTACGCCGCCAAACATTGTATTGTGGAAGACCCCACATGCAAAAAAGCACAATAATCAAGACAAGACCGAAGAGGATTCCTCCCCATTTTCCAACAGCCCGCCAGCATTCTTTCGTTTCATCATCCATCACTCTTCTCCTTCAAAATGGGTTTTAGTTTACTCGTAACGTTTTTTTCGGGAAATTGCAATGGCATCCTCGACACTCTGCCAATCACCTTGACCTTCCCGGTAAATTTAGGGCATGTAACCCAATACTTCATGCTTGCTCACTTGATCGGAGCCGGGTTCTGCTGCGGTCCACCATCGTTCTTTTTCTTCTGGTCGATGAGACGGTCTTCATCAAACCATTCCCCACCTTTCCATTCTCCATCCTTCGCAGAGGGTTGCACAAGGTACTGCCGGCATCCAGTCAAGTATTCCGCCCGAGCCGTCACGACTCCCTTAAAACCTGTGATTCGATCCTTCGCTTTCACACCCATCTTGACCTTGAAAATCTCATCCATCACACTTCTCCCGTTTGGGTTTTACATCCAGGATCAACCAGCGTCTACCCATTGTATTGTCCTGATCTAACATCGTAAGGCGTTTGAGTTCGGATGGTATCCAGACTCGGGGTTATTGTACTTGCTAGCTTGCCATACCGCTTCTCATGATCTAGTCTTGATGGGTGTTTCCGCTTGTGTTTTCTCAACGGTTTGATGGCTGCTGCAATTTCCTCTTGGGTGGGCACATACTCAGCTTTTGGGGCACCAATGTTTGCCCCGCCCCGGCGTATCCGAACTCCTTGTTTTGTCAACAACAGCCGAATAGTAACCGATTGGACTCTGTACTTCTCAGCCAACCGTTTCAACGACCAGTCTTCGACGGTATACAACTCAACAATTCGATCGATGGTGTGGGGGGGCCAATCAATTTTCATGGGTTATCCAATGTTTAGTAACTTGGGCAATTCACTTACTATTCGATCCACTCATGGCGTTTTTTCCTCATGTCGAAAACATCGTTCGTTATGCAGGCTCGGACCATCATTGCCGTCAATCAGAAGTTCTGCTCTCCATGATACATCATCACTAAATGCCCGACTCCCCATCCACCGAACAAATGAGCCGTTCCCCACTAACTCGGAGCCAACATCTTGGACAATTACCCTGTCACCGACTATGAATCCTTCTCCATGCCCACCCCACTCTTCCCAAACCTCTCCACAATCTACCGCCCGAACCCACTTCATTCCGGCCCCACAATCATAGCAACCGTGATGCACAACCAGAACAAAAATAACCCCAACAACCCACCAACAATAAAGGGGTACACCTCATACATATCTCGGCTTCCTTTCAATCGCAATGGCATGCTCAACAGCCTGCCAAGTCAGCCCTACGAGGTCTCGAACGTCCTCCTCTAAATCATCCTTCTCGATGTATCGGATCAGCTTCTCCCGCCTCATCTCCAACGGAGGACCGAGGCCCGTCGCGGTAATCGTAGGTCCGGGCTTGGTTGGTTTCCACACCTTCTCGGCCACCAAATAATCAACGCAACTCCCAATGTCGTCAATCCCTACTGACGTGTAGATGGGTACAACCACCTGCCGCTTGCGGCCAGTCAGCCTGTTCTTCTTCACATCGTACTTCACCGAACAACCCAACTCCCTGTCCTGCCCCTTGTACGACCGTTTCAACGTCCCCACCACCGAACTCCAGACCTCCACGGTCGCATAGAACCGAAGGGACTTCCCGCCGGCCCGTGTCTTAGTTGCGAATGTCCGCGGATTAATGTCATCTCGGGTCTGGCTTATCACCACCAAGATGCTGCCGGTTTCCTCTAATCGACTTATCGACCGGCGGATACTCATCGAATTCATTTTGGCTTTTGCCATTCCATAGCTTCCCTTGGTTTCCTTGCCCTTCTGGAACGCTTCCTTACGCTCCTCAAACTTGTCATCATCCGCAAAGGTATCGAGGCAATCCATACTATCGAGAATCCGGATAAAGGGTTTGTCACCCTTAAAATCGTCGTCCATGCGGAAATAGAATTCCTCGGTGTAGGTCGAGTGGACGAACTTGATCCGATCGGCCAGCTTCTGTCCAAAGTACTTGGCAACATCCATCCGAACTCCCCGCTCAGCATCGTCGTAAATCAACCGGTAGTCGTTGAACTTCGGATTGTTGGCAGCCTCGGCCAGGATCGACAGGGCGATCCACGTCTTGCCGGACATCGAATCCCCGACAAAGTACATGTAATCGCCGGGTTCCAGGGCCACGTCAGGTTTCCCCGAAATGGCCAGGTTGAGCATGGTCGACCCGACGCTCAGCATCGGATTGGACTTCTTTAGTTTGGTCTTCTTTAACATTGTTCTTCGTATGTGGTCGATGTCGATCATGATTGAAAACAGCGGGGCGGGAGTCGAACCCGCGAGCCCATTACTCTACCAAATGCCGCCCATTTTTGTGGGAAGGCGGCATCTCCCACTGTATTTTACGTTCTACCAATCTTCGTCCCACTCCTCGTCATTGTCGCCCTCATCCTCGGGCTCTTCTTCCTTCTTTTTCTTCGATGGCTTCTTTGCCTTCGGCTTGGATTTTTGGGAGGGCTTGTCCTCTTCCTCGTCCTCATCCCCCTCATCCTCTGCCGGCTTCGGTTTGGATTGTGGTTTCGCCTTGGGCTTTTTCTTCTTCGGTTTGATCTTCTCAACCTCATCGCAAGAAATACCTTTGTGAAGATCGCCATCCCCATCCTCCAAGGTCAGGCTGGTACCATCCCCGCTAATTCGGACGATTTCGCATTCGCCCCAATCCTCATTGGAAACCTTGTCGCCCTCTTCCAGACCGGCATCCTCGGCAGTCTTGGTTTCGTCTTCCTCCTCGGACTCTTCCTTGGGTTTAGACTTCCTTCGTTTGGGCTTCTCCTCAGGCCCATCCTCATCATCCGACTCTTCAGTCTGAAGGAACAAGGCCTTGAGTTTGTCGTAGGGAGTGGCCACAAGGAGATCATCCAAGCACGGCATTTCGTCGACATCCGCCAGGGTGTACTGCGACTTGCGAGGCCGGAATTCGATGTCGGCGGCTTCAACCCACTTGCCATGCTCGCTCTGCTCGAACGACACCCGAATCGTCTTGCCGTCCTCGGGATCGGCAAAGTATTCGTACTCGTCCTCTTCGTCGCTGTTCTTGATCTTCTTATACAATTGCTTACCAAACAGATGAAAGGAAAACTCCCAGATCAACTTCTCTTCTCCATCAGATGCCAAGTCCCTGGGCAGCCACAGTTGCCGCTGCTTCGGAGCAAGTTCCTTGATCACTTCCTCATCGGAATCCGGATCCATCGCCTGCTTCGCTCGGTATTCGCACACTGGGCAGGGTTCGTTAAAAGTCTTGGCAGCACACAAATGCCATTCCTTGTTTGGCCCGATGTCCCGGTGGATCCAAAAGGTCCTCTCATACCATACCTCGCCCTCATCCACTTTGGGATTGCCCTTTCCTGCCCGGAAGCAAAGCAAATCAAATCGGTACTTTTTCGCCTTCGGACTGAAGGTGGTATACCCTTCCGGCGTCCTGAAATACTTGCTGTCGCCAGCCCCTGCCGAATTGGCAGCACTACGAGCAGACACCCGATCCCGTTTCTTCTTCGATTTCCTATTTGCCATTCGGTTTCTCCTTCTGGCGATACAGTTCTTTCCCGCAATACCAACCATAGGCAACAAGCTTGGCGGTCAGTAAAACTAAAAACGGATACAAAACAATCACGGCGATGGCTAACACCGCCAACGAACAATTGCTCATCTTTGTTTTCTCTTTTCCCTTCGACGGACACCCTTTTTCAATGCTGCCCTCTCTTCGACTTCTTCCATTACCTCCCTAGCACCCTCTGCCCTCGGCTCACTGTAGTATTTTGTAGAGTGCAACTCAACCAATTTTTCCAATGCCTTTTTCCGATGCTGCAATCCCTCAACGGCGGCCGACAGAACCCCGACATCATACCTTGCTTTGATAGCCACTTTGACTGCCCACTTCACATCTTCTTGAACTGCCACTGCTTCCTCAACGACTTTCTCCGTCACTTTGGCCAACCCGAAAGTTTCCGGAGCATCCCGGATGCTCATTGCTGTTTTAGCCTTGATAATTTCCAACCGGGCCTTGGCTTGCTCCCAGATCATCCGGGCATCCTCTAGGGCAACGGCATGGAAATGATACAACTCAGGTTGCTCGACCCACTCATCATCGAGGCGGTATCGGTCTATTTCGATCTTGAATTCAATTGTCATTATTTTTCACTTTACCTAAATTGTAACCGAACCAACTAATCACGAGTCCAATACACCACAAGGATATTGTAGCAAACTCAATAGCTGGTATTAGTTCAGCCGCTTGTACGTCCTGCCGAATACTTGATCTTCATCTTCATCAGCTTTCCTCCTCAACCCTATTATACCCCAGCCACTACTTCATAGCAGGCGGCAATCAATCCAGCCCGTTTTGAGTCATAAAAATGGTCCCGGAAAGCCTCGATTATCAAACAGGCCCGGGCCGCCTGGCCTCCCAATGCCACTGTACTCATGTAGCTGAGAACCAACCAACGAATTCCTTCCGCTTGATCGTTCAAATCTTCGATCCCCTTGAGCACCGCCGCCACCTGTCCCCAACTAGTCTTCGGATTCATCAACACCCGACAAAGTTCTATCGCCTCCGTCTCAGCCACACCGCCCTGTACGGCGTCTAATTGTTCATCTACATCTAATCCAATCACCTGATTCAGAATCACCAGGGCCTTCCGTGGGCTCTTCTCGGCTACGTCTACGATCTTGTCAAGTACAATTTCGGATACTAGAACCCCGTCGGCTTCGCACACCCGATCCAACAACTCCCGCATATCCTTGTCACCAACTGGCTTGACCTTCACTTCGGTAGCTCGCGTACGGATCGTTTTCAATAGCTTCTGCGGATCGGTCGTGGCAAACATGAAGTAAGCATGCTTGGGAGCCCCGTCCTCCAATTCTTTTAAGAAAGCCCCCTGGGCATCCGGTGTGAGTTTGTGAGCTTCGTCGATTAACCATACCCGACACTTGCCTCCCATCGGAGTATAGCCCATGTTCTGCTTGATCTCCCGGACCATGTCGATACCCCGGTACTCAGCAGCATTGATCTCTCGGAAGTCTCGATTGCTACACTTCATTTTAGTTCGCAGGATTCTGGCCAGAGTTGTTTTGCCGCACCCGCTTGAGCCAGTGAACAAAATGAATTTGGGTATAGCTTTCCGCTTGCCCCAATCCCGAATCTGATTGACCGCAGCGGATTGTCCCACTACATCAGCAAATTCTTTTGGTCTGTATTTGATCGGTAGTTCTTCGTTCATACATCAAACCCCTTCTGTTTCTGCTTTTTCAATAAACGCAAATTTTCTACGGCCTGTCGATAATAGGATTCCTTCAACTCAATACCAATTCCACGACGGCCATTCTTTACAGCCACATATATCTCACTACCAACACCCATAAATGGGGTCAATACCGCGTCCCCTTTTGTACTCCATATTGCCATGCATCGTTCTATTGTATCAAGCTGCAAAGGGCAAATATGCTTTTCATCATCGGTGTCCCGAGCTTCTCGAAAAGGCAATACATTAGTTTGCCGAACATCGAACCACACCGGAGATGCATACTGTTGCCAAATCCAATGGCTCCGCTTGTTTGTCCTTTGCTCTTCCCATCCTATATATTTATTCAATTTAATAGGTATCGTCCGCTTACCATGATATTCCACCAAACCGCCTTTATTTTCAATCGGCTTTGGATTTTCTCCAGGCTTCCGAAAGGTTAAAAGAGTATCAGGAATACCCGCCCGAATCATCGACGAATCTTTCACGGCTTGCTTGTGGGCTAATCCTATTGCTTTTGTTCGCACTGCTGCTATCAATGGGTCTTTCCAAATGCAAATCCGACTATGGTAAATAAAACCATGATACAAAAGACAACGAATAATATCCCCTGGAAAATCTCGAATGCCTATCTGCTCTCCCTTGCTTTTGAATGTCGGCAAATCCATGCAATGTATGGCTATGTTTCGTCCTGGCATCAATACTCGTTTCAATTGATCCACCAAAAAATCAAAATGTTCAAAGAATTGCTCGACGGTATCCGAATTGCTCATATCAGCATCTTCATCGGTATACTGATACAGTGAAGCAAATGGGGGACTAAATACACTAAACCCCACCGATTCATCGGGTATATCCGGCAATACTTCGCAACAATCCCCGCAATAAATTGCAAATTTTTTAGTAATCAATTGTTGTTTCACTTGCATTTTTTCTTTTCCTGATAGGTTTCCAATCCTTCTCTTTTGGCCATTGCATAAACCCCAGGCTGCCAAGACCATCGGCGAGTCCATTCATTCCATTGCTTCGGACGCTTGGGATTAATTTCATCCGGCCCACGATAATACATTGCGCAAGGAGTCGCTCCATGTTTCAAAACAAACTGACAACGCTGTTCAGCTTTCTCGGGAGTATCCCATTCAAAAAACCCAGCCAAAACAAAACAACGAACCACCCCATACGAAATTCCCCGAAGCAATTTATGCATTGCCGCAACAAATGCATCCTCTAAATCGGGCATATCATAAGCAATTGAAACATTTTTCAATTTCAATTTTACTAACCAATCAACATGCCAATCTTCCACCAACCTGATATCTAGACCACCAAGCAATTTGACTCCACGCTGTTCACTCAACATAGAAAAGACTCTTTCAACGTGCAAACGAGAACAAGCCAACAAATTATTATCCATCAACCACGGACCAGCATGAATAGGCACCTCCCGCAAACAGCCCTCCTGGGAATGAACTAAACAAAATGGACACCGCCTAATACACCCACGACTCGTAATCACATAGCCGTCTCGTATATATAACCCAGGGGTAAAATCATCACCACCGCCACATTCTTTCCCATAAGCTGGACCACCTACTTTCGTAGGAGCTACCCTACTCCATTGTTTTGCTAGCCATTCTGCCCTTGATTTATCCCAAGTAAACAAACAAGACACATGCACTTCATCTACATCCGGCACAAGAAACCCAGGACGATCAAAAAAACACAAATCATCCGTAGGTGTATATTGAGTTTTGCGCAAAAACACCCGAGCTACTTTAACCATGCTGGTATCTCCAACACTTCCCTTGTATCCATATCTCCCCGGTAATTATCACCGGCTTGGAATTCTCCCATCTCCCGTATTATACCATCATACAATTCGTCAGCTTGGCGTTCCTTCCGCTTCATATTAGCCAACACTGCCGACTCCGCTTCACTGGTTACTATGTTTACTGTTACTGGATTTTCCTGACCGAAACGCCAACAACGCCGGATTGCCTGATACCATTGTTCCCATGAATGACTCGGAAAGAATGACATATCAGAACAATGCTGCCAATTAAGCCCCCATCCCCCGATCTTCGGTTTCGTAATCAATACCCGTATCTGTCCCTGACTGAAAGCATTCAACCGCTCTTCTTTTTCTTCATCGCTATGCCGACCTGCCACTTGCACAGCACCAGGAATCAGCTTCTCTAACAAATCCCCTTCTAAATTCAGGTGACACCATACCAAAAATGGCCGATCCTTTGGAACAATCTCAGCCACTTTCTCGCATCGTTGTCTCAGTGTTTTCTTACGCTCTGCCCTTTGTTCATTCAATGTGGTTGCTATTTTTGTAAAAAATCGGCCCGTAGGTTTTGCACTACTAACAGTGTATTGTTTGAATTCCAAAGGCGGCAATTGGAATTTTCCATCATCGTACCCAAAATCAGAAGGCTTGCGGATTGCCCTCGACCATCCAGACATCCAACGCCAAAATTTTTTCTTAGCATGACCTCGCAAACGCCACTGCGATGTGTTACTGCTATCGTGAGTAAAAAACTGAGCTAACACTTGAGTATATTTCATCACCCCTAAAATCTCAGATGAATTTCCCAATTCCATGAAATCGTTCGGGGCCGGAGTTGCTGTGCCAAGTAATCTATAAGGCACGTTTTGCACAAACTCTGCCACCGCTTGTCTTGTCTTAGTGTCATGGTGTTTCACCCTACCAGATTCATCACAACCAACTGCCGAAAAATCATTCCTGTTGAAGTAATGCAACCGCTCATAATTTACTACATTGATTCCTTTCTTCACTTTTCCATTACGAGCATGGTTTACTTCGATCCCAAACTTCTCACCCTCCCTTACAAATTGGTGGGCTACTGCCAAAGGTGTAAAAATCATTGCAGGCTTATTCGTTTTTCGCACAACATTCTCACACCACACCAAACTCAATGGCGTTTTTCCCAATCCACAATCAGCAAAAATTGCCGCACGTCCAGTCTGAATTAGCCATTCCTGCAATTCCTTCTGAAAATCAAACAAAAAATCTGGCATCCATAATGGTTTGAATCCAGCATCTAGCTTTGCTTTTCTCTTTGCAGCAATGAACTTTTTATAATCCGTCATGCTATAGTAACCTCTTGTTTTTTATACCAATTCCTCTCCCCAACTTCAGCTTCAACTGTCAAAGGCACCACGATCCAATCCCAAACCTTCAACAGGTCTACGGTCATCACCTGCTTCGCCTTCACCAAATATTCGTCCAACTCATCCCGATGGACCGATGCCAGGATCGAATCGTGGATCTGCCCTATTATCTTCGACCTCATCTTCGTCTTGCCCATCCACTTCACCATCCGGATCAGTGACCAAAGCAAACAATGAAATGCCGCCCCCTGGACAGGGTAGTTAATCACGTCATTTCGCTTCAGGGCCCCGGCGATCCGGAAACCTGTCAGCATATCGAACTGTCCGGTCTTCAAATACTGTTTGTACCAACTCCTCCGCCAGTCCCGATAGACCGGAAACCGCTCATCCCAGAGAATCCGCTCAACTTCCTTGATGTGCTCCTCGTACGTCCCGACTTCCGGCTTCTCCTTCGAATTGCATTCTCCCAGATAGAAAATACCCTTTGCTGCCAGGTGTTCCTTCAAAGGCACCCCATCGGCCGTCTCCAAACTGGCAGTGTCAATTGCATCCCACAAATTCGGAGCCACCTGGATATAGTAACTACCGTAGAACTCCGGGAATACAAACTGATTCTTCGCGTAGAACCGGACCTTCTTCGTCACCTCTTCCCGGGATAGCATGTAGGCGTCCTGAGCCGCCTCCCTGTGCATGTCCTTGTCTGGGTCCTGGAGGAACTCGAACATCGCCGGGTCCTTGTGATAGCACGCAGCAATACAAACTTCGAGCGATCCATAATCGATCTCGACCAGCACGTGGTCCTCATCATCCGGCACGATGCACGACCGGACCATCTCGCTGATCTCTTCATCCCGCACCGGGAAGTTCTGGCCGTTAGGGTTGCTGCACGAACTACGGTAGGTCCTGGCTATGTTCAAACTGTAACTGGGTCGGAGGCGATCCCCCACCAACTCCCGTTTGATCCCCAACAGGTTAGTTGAACGAGTCTTTTTTAGCCGTTCAAATAGCTGATAGTTCTTCACAAAGGGCAGATCGATCCCCGCCAGGGCGTCCTTGTCGGTCTTCTGCCGCTTGCCCAGTTGGGTCTTACCCTTGGACTTCAATCTCAACTCATCGTAGAGCACTTTGCCAAGCTGGGCCCTGGAACCGAAGTTGGCACTCTGCCCGAACCTCCGCTTCCACAGCCGCCAGACATCGTCCTTCTTCAACTCGGCTTCCGTTTCCTTGATCCGCTCGCTCACCTCTTCGATCGTCCGATCCAACAACTCGACATCGACCCGCATTCCGTTAGCCTCAACCTTGGCTAGGGCCAGAGTCCCTTCATGCACCAATCGGTAGGCGTCTCTAGTTGTGGTAAGTCGGACCATCTTATATGCCCATCTGTTCTTTTGTAATCACTTTAAGCACCTCATACCATGTTCTTCTCGATGTCAGCGATTTTCACGCATCACCTCCTTTTGCTTCCGGGCAATGTGATATTCCAAAACTGCATCCAGCCCATTATATTCCAGCAAATCCATCAAATCAATCTCCGCTATCCTGCTAGGACCGTTGCTAGGGCCCTTCAAAAACGGGGCCGTCCGATCATTCCAAATAGACTGTCCCAGAAGCACAAACGCTTGGAACTTAACCGAGGTGATTCCCCTTCGATTGTCGAGAACGTGGGCAGCCAGGTTGCCATCCCATACCCAGTTGCGGACACCATGCCCAAACGCCCGATGGGTCCACCGCTCCTCAAACTTGATGTTGGCCCCGATCTTTTTCGCTGCCGACCTGAGCAAAACACCCGTAGCCTCTACAGCATTGCCATACCAAGGATAGGCAATCGCCCGCTCCCCATTTACGCAGACGGCACATGAATATATCTTGGCCTGATCGCTATCGGGCTTGAGCATGTTAGTCTCATAATCAAATGACACTACATCCTCATCTCTAATTCTGTGCAACCAATCAGCGGCGGCCTCCTGATCCGTCTCAACTCGAACCAGACTCTTATAGTCGGGCAAGTTCTTCCAAGGCCGTCCACGCAACTCACTCATCTTTTCCAGATGTTTGGCAAACAACAAACCCTCTGCACTCCCACCAGGCTGTTTGATCTTGCGAGCTATGAAAGCCGGGTGCCACGTCGGACAAATCCAGGCATTCCACCGTTGGCATGGTATCTGCCAACCCACCCACCGCTGACCAGAACCCACTGCCTCTTTCCAAACTTGACTGACAACAGCAGCGATCCCGAACCTGCCCAGCGGAACAATGATCTCAGGCTTCAACTTTTCAATGGCCTTGACCAGGTTGGGACGGCAAGCCCGCAATTCATCCGGGGTAGGGTCCCGGTTGTCTGGGGGTCGGCACAGCAAAGCATTGGTTATCCAACAATCCTCCCACAGCTGTATTTCGCAATCTGCCAGAGACTCCCTCAACAACTTGCCAGCCCGCCCGATGAAAGGCTTGCCCTGTTCATCCTCAGTCTCCCCAGGGGCCTCTCCCACGATCAAAATCTTCCGCCGGCCTTTACCCGCCAACTGAATCTTCGGAGAGTTGCAAGTTTCGAACAACCCGCACGCCCCGCACCTGGGAATGGTTGGGGCAGGAGGCTTGTCCAGAGTTTGGGATGGGGCGAAGAATCCCATTATCAGATCGACTCCTCCACCACAGTCGTACTAACCACGTACTCGAATTTCTTCCCGTTGATTTTGATCCGACCATCCCCAATAACGCACTCGGCGG